GATGAAGTAAGTATAACTGAGTGTATAAAATTATGCAAGATTGATTTGCAACAGACAATAAAAAAACCCACCGAAGTGGGTTGTGTATTAAAGCAATCCTTCCAATCCATCCTTTGCAAACTGTGCTTTTAGATATACGTCACCAGCGTTTGTAATCATGGCCTGATATCTATCCTTATCATTAGCCACAATCTGCTTTGTAACGCCATAGCCTTTGTCTACAAACCATTGCATCCAGCAAAGCTTATCTGTGCGCTTAAATGCCATTCCATGTTCTCTCAGCAACCATCCAAGCCTTACCGCTGACAAGCCCATACTCTTTGCCACGTCAGTGAGATTACGAAGGCCATCACGCGCCACATACTTATCAAAATGATCTACTTTAGGCGCTGATAGAGCCAACTGATCCAGCGCATCAGCATGCTGTCTAAGTAATTCTGGAAAGGTTGGTAGAGCTGGCAACGGGGATTGTTTTGCTTCTAGCTCTTTCAGTTTCGCCAATACAGCACGACGAACAGACTTTGACTCGCGCATGCCCACTAACGTGCATTGCTCAATCGATAGGTTGGCATATTTTTGTGGTTGTCCACTCGCTGGATTTGTCCTCACGAAAATTTCGTGAGGTTGTAAATCAAGCTCATCAATCACACGACTGACAAAATCAGCATTTCTAATGACTGGCTCACCAGCATCTATGCGCTGCTCGTTAATTATTACCAGCAGATCAAACGACAACATCTTTTGTACTTCGTTATTGCAAATTACTAAATTCATTTTATTTTTCCATAAAAAATGGCTACACCTCAAACCCGCGAAGATTGAGGCATATCCAATAAAGGTATAAACCTTTTCCTTTATGTTTCGCGGCCACACAGGGAAAGATTCAGTGACCGTAGATTACGTTTTTTATAACAAATAATCAAGTATTATCTTCTTTAAGTCTTCTAAATCATTCGAGACAAAAACCGCAAAACCCTGTTCTCTCAAGAACTCATGGCACTTGATCTGCTCTTCATCGGGTGCTTTACACTTCCCGCGCTTACCGTTTGCTAGTACATTGGGTGTCTTTAACTCCAACCGCAGGCCGTGATATCCTTTCCTTGCTACGTCTAGTTGAAGATCTGGTATGCCGCTCTTAACTCCTCCTTGGACTAAGCGCATTGCCTCTACTACTGAACGCTTGCCGCCGTTTGGCACTGCATAGATCCAGTCTAGTAATGCACGATCAGGGTTGATTTTTGCTTGATACTTGCACCATGAAACAAATGATATTTGTAAGCTTTCTTCGCTTATTAACATAAAAATCCTTGTACGAAAAAGTCGTCAAAAAAGTGCTTGTGACGCTTAACGATGTATATATAAAAGCATTACTCTCGTCGTTAAGCGTCACAGAAAAAATACCCTACAAAAGCCTCCCATATTTACCGTAGCTTGAATCGTCGCTTTCTGTAAGAAACCCTAGTTCTACTACCTTCTCTAAAACATCATCACCATCCTTAATTTTACCCCTACTCCTTGCCATTCTTATGCTCTTTAGCATCAACTTCTCTGCCTTGCTACTAATCCAATCCACATTAGCAATCCCCGCTAGCGGACTACGAGACGACCTTTTAAGTGCTACCTTACCAAACATATCCGACCTTATCGCCGTCACTACATCAGACAATCGCGCTTTACGATACCGGCATTCTTGGTATTCTTTCTTAATCCGTTCAATCTCTGGCCCGCTATAAGTTGAATACTTTTCGAACGGTACACCAGAATCTTTCGCCTTTTTAATGAATTCAGCAGGTGTAACGCCAAAAGGTAACTCAATATGCCCGCCATTAGCATCTAGGAACGACGAAAAGCCACCGCCATTCGATTCTTTTTCTAAATAGGTATGTTTGCTTATCACATACTCAGAAAGCGCTGTAATGCCCATTTGCTCGCATCCATTAAGCAATGCACCGATGAAGAAGTGAACATATTTACCGGCCTTCACTGGTTTTGCACCCATCGCCATGATTTGCAGCTCGCCATAGGCGTTCACTAGCTCTTTTACTTCTGACTCATGTACGCTTTTTAATTCCTTCTCTATCCGCTCGCCGTTCCTATCGCATACCACATCAAATAGATAAGGGTCTGTCAAGTTTAACAGCTCACGCACCAGCATCTTGTCATCTTTTGTCACCTCATATTTCTTAAAGACAGATAACGCATTAACTGCCAGCTCGTTTATCGTCTCCCCGCTTAAATACTGGAAGTCACAGCGTACTGGTGCAGCCCCCCACCCACCCACATCATTAAGCGGGCGTAACATATTCGCAGCAAGCCGTTTTTCATGCGCTATTCTGTCCTGCTCTTCCTGCCATTCTTCTTCGTGTTGCTGTAATACTGCTGCATGATGCGTTAGTTCTGCTGCTTCATAGTCACCCCAGTCCGGCTCATATTCATCATGCAGCCTTTCATCTTCACTAGTTCCGCCAATAGGCAGCTTATACTTAACGCCACCGCGAAAGTGCGTGTAAATCTCTCCCGACCTGATAAGCAGGAACGCAACCCGCTTATCACCTTTACCTTCCATAAATGGATCGCAGAACTCATGACGGCCTTTTAACTCTCCCGCCATCCATTGCATGCCTAGATCGCCAGCCTTAATGCGTGGCTTATCTTTAGGATATAGCCATAAATCAGGCGGCAATAGTCCACCTTCCATCAGGTTTCTGATGTGATTACTGGCTGATTCATAAGTAATTTTTTCGTCATTGACAAGCGCGGTTATCTTGCGTTCGATGACTATTTCTTGATCTGGTTTGGCTATAGATTTTGCGGCATCAATCTGCCTTCTAAGTAGATCCGCATCAAAAAATAAATCGATCGCGGATAGTTTCAAGCCCTCGCCAAGCGGGCCGAAATATTTGAAATCGTACTTAGTACGTGTAACGCCATCGCCCAGAAAGGGAGGAGCAACAAACATCATCCGCTCTGGCTGCCATACGGCTGTATCGACCAGCGACCTTACCAACATAGCGCCAGATTCACTGATCGCAATGGCACCGTGTTTATGCGCCCACAAAGCCGCATTTAATGCCTTGCCACACTCTGCAATCTGCTGAGCATCATCCAACCACACAAAAAAGTGCTGTCCTGAGATCCCATTTCCCATTACGCCGCTCGACGACGACGGACGCCATAGCATAGGAGCGCGCCTCAATGGTGGGTAGCACTGACACAAAACCTCATGCAATGATTCAGGCGTATCAAACCCTTGCATGTGGTCAATATCTAAAACCATGATCCCGTCACGATCGCCCCATTGAAAGTATTCACGGGTACGCGCAATCAGAACGGGATTATCTTTTGCTACTCGCGCTGTTGCAACCTGCGCCCAATCATCGCCGTCTGATATGATTGGCAGGCCAAACGTCACCGCATTTTTGTAGTTTAGATTGTCAAAGTAATCGCCCAGCGCTTCCCAATGGATATCGACTATCTCAGCGAAACCATCCGTCATCTCAGCAGCGGACTGTTTGAGTAATTTACCGTCTTCATCTAGAATGAATTGCTTAGACAGGCGAGACTGTGAAGTAAGTTTTGTAAATTTCATGCTAGACCCTAAGTAAGAAGCCCGCACCGCTGCAACGGTTACGGGCTTTTTTTATACTTTCAATAATTGACCTGTTATTTTCTTGCCGTGTTTTTCCCCTAGCTGTACAACAATGGCCCGTTTCCTAGCCCGTGATATCGCTGTGTAAAACAGATTGTAATCATCTGGCTTATAGAAACTCGCCTCATTGCATACAAACATCGCAATGTTAGCACCAGCACCCTGTGCGCGGTGTACTGTTCGGCAATATGCGTAAACTACCGGCATTCTGTTTGCATTCGGTGGAACGATAGATGGGAACTCAAGCGCGATAGGTGAACGTTTATTACCCTTAAAATACGCATCCCGGGCCTGTTTTATAGCGTTACCTACTGATTTTATTTCCATTTCATCAAGCCCGCGCTGGTCGATGACCGTGAAGTCATCACCACACGACTGAGAGACGGGTGTTATGTTCCATAGATCAAAACTAACGCCATTAATCCGACCATGCTCTTTCGTCGCTGATTGGATCTTGATCTTAGTCCCTGCATCCAACGACAACCCGTCTACCGTCTTTAATGCTAAATCAATAATAATTTCGTCACCCGCCGCGAACAGGTCTGTAAATCCTTTCTTTGTCCGTACTGCGTTATTCACTTGCGAGCAAATAGCGTGCGTATGCGCCATTACCATGATCTCTGGTCCGTACTTAATCACCGCATCAGAAATAGCGTCTACGGTCGATTCTACCGCCTCGAAATCCACAATTTCATCATTTTGAATACCGCGCACACGTCCTAGGAAAGACATAAGATCTGGTGCGGTATGTGCGCGCCAGTTTTTAGTGAGGGTGTATGTTTCCGCGTTTAGCTCTTGAAAGAACGCCTCTGCATTGACCGGCTTTAATTGATGATGATCGCCAGCAAACAACAACACGCAATGCTTAGCCTTATCAATCAAATCTAGCGCCATTTGCTCAGATAGCATTGAGCTTTCATCGACGATGATTAACTGTACGCTGTCTTTAACTGGGATTGACTCAGAAAAAATGATATTACCGCTTGAGTCTAGCTGCTCCACCCCATTAACCGTCTGTGGTCGCTTGTTTAATAGCTTATGGCACGTTACCACCATAGCAGGGCAATCATCGCCTAGGCCGTCAATAAGAATGTTCTTAGCGTCGTTTGTAGGGCAAGCAGCGATAGCGTTATCGCCAAAGTGAGTTAGTAGCCTCTTAATGATCTGGCTTTTACCCGTGCCGCCTTCACCACGTAATGCGACTACGTGGCGCTGCCCTGCATTTACTAGGCATAGGATGCGATCAAAAACTGATTGTTGGTAGTCGTCTAGTTCAATTACAGGAGCGCTCATTTTGGCTTCACCAAATCAACAGCCTTGAACTTGCCATAAGTAAGACGCTCAATTTTGATAGCCATCGCTGCCGGTGGCTCGCCGTTACGAATCCAGTGTTGCAAATTCTGAGAGCTGATATCTAGTACACCTGCCATCTTGTTAGGCCCGCCGAAGTGCTCAAATAGTTTTTCTAGCATGGTTTGCTCGCTCATTTGTTTTTCCTTTTAGTTACAAGATTTAGTTGTAACAATCATAACACAGGTAAAATTAAATTACAAAATTATTTTATTTGTGTTAGTATGAAATCACATTAACAGCATCACATCCTAATTAAGGAAAAACCATGCAAGTATGCAACGTAAACGTAACTCAGAAAGACGCAATGTATTCTCTGAATGATCTTGAGAAGGTAGCGATATCTAACGGGGTAACAAAAAATATCAGTCCTTCTGAGTGGATGAAACTCCAAGTCACCCAAGAAGCGATAGATATTTTAATTCATGAAAATCCCGCAATTAAAATTATCGAGACGAAGGCAGGAAGGTACGGAGGAACATTTGCATGTAAAGAGCTGGTTTACGCCTACGCTATGTGGGTAAGTGCTGACTTTCTTATCCATGTTATCCGCGCCTACGATGCCATGCATTCCGCCAGCAATGAAGAACAAACCCGCCTACGCGACCGCCAAACTGCCCGCCTAGAATGTCATGATCTAAAGAAGGCCATTGAAGATAGATATACAAGACGCGGGACAAAGCCTGCTACATATAACTTCTCGAACGAGTTCAACATGATCAATAAGATTGTGCTGGGCGAGACCGCGAAGAAGTTTAAGGAATCACACGGCCTAGACCCTAACGCCATGTTGCGGGATTACTTGTCTGCTATCGAAATAAAGGCTGTACTTGATCTACAAGCAACGTCACGCGTTCTATGTGATCTTGATTTTAACTATGATCAGCGCAAAGAAAAACTGACTAAATTATTCGATCAGAAGTACCGTGACGCGATGCTTGCAGAGATTATTCGCCTCGAATCTTAAAATACTTGCAAATAAATGTTGCAAATAAATTTTTAGTCGATTAAGATGTAGTCATCGAAACAAACAACGGATTACAAATGCAGGAGACAATCAAACAACTCGCCGATCTACGCACTGAGCTAACCGAACTACGAGCAAAAGAGCGCGATTTAGTGAATGAGTTAATAAGACGTATGGGCCATGATTACATCGGGCAAAAGTGGTATACGCTAGAGGATGGTACAAAATTATTCATACACACTAGAAATGAGTATACAATTGATGTTCCAAAATTTAAGAAGGTTCGAGAAGAGCACAAATACCTTCCGATTCATCTGCAAGAAGTGCACGAAGTAAGTGATTATGAACTGGCCGAACTAATGAACACAGGAACGCTAGAGCAGAAATCGATGTTTTCATCAATCGTGAGGATTAAAGCACTCAATCCTTACCTAAAAGTTGTGGAGCCTGAAAATGAGTTATGCGCCAATTAAGCCAGTACCCCGCGCACCGATGATTACACTTGTAGGTGCTGCGGGTGTGGGTAAGTCATCATTAGCGGCAATGTTTCCTAATGCCGTGTTTATCCAAGCTGAAAGTGGTGAATCTGTGTTTGATTCTTGGGAAGATGCAGACAAGCCTATGCTTTTACCTGAGTTGCCAAAATCTAAGCCAGACGCACCAGTAAGCACAAAGGATGAAATCATGGCCCAGCTGCGATGGCTGGCAACCGATAAGAATCACGGCTTTAAGACGCTTGTAATCGATACCGTGTCAGCCCTTCATATTCTTTTTGAGCGCGAATTGTGCGACTCAGAAGGCGCGACAAACATCATTGAAGCACACGGCGGATATGGTAAGGGATTGTTAGCTTTGCGTGATTGGCATAATGATGTGCGTAATGCTTGCGAGTATCTTGCGAAGAAATGCGGAATTGCTGTTATTTTCTTGTCTCACATTGGCGTACAGAAGTTCAAACAAGGCCCCGCTTCTGATGAATATTGCATTTATAACTTGGATTTACCGCCAGCATGTTTACCGGTGTACGTAAACCTCGTAGACGCTGTTTTATTCCTGACGCAAGAGGAATTTGTAGACGGTAATAAAACAGACAAGAAAGGCGTAATTACCAAGTACGGAAAGCTAATCCAAACTGGCGATCGCTACCTAGTAACAGAAAACGCCGGTAACGTAGGATATGCAACTGCTAAAAATCGTTATGAATTAGATAGCCGTTTCCTAGTACCACACGGCACAAACCCACTTTTAAAATCAATTAAATTCTTTTCAAAAGGTAATAAATAATGTCAAATTTCTGGAAAACATCAAACGGTCAAGCTGCAACTGGTGTAAATGAAACAAATGACTTCGCCACAATTCCAAAGGGTGATCGTAAAGGTTTAATCAGCAAAACAGAAATTAAAGACGGTAATTATGGTAAAAAGATCAGTCTGCAATTCACTATTACAGAAGGTGAATTCAAGAAGCGCACTTTCTTTACAAATATCAATCTTTATTTGCCTGCTGATTATGCCAAGTTAAAAGAAGATGACAAACAAAAGGCGATTGCCAAGCAAGATAAGGCGATTAATTTGATGGTTGGCCTGTTTAATGCGGTAGGTGTTGCCTTGCCACAATGCAATCCTGAAGATATTAAGGCTATTGATCTGGCTCGTTTATGCAATAAGCCAGTCATCATTGATATGTACCCATTTATGCCTAAGCCAGAAGCAGGTGGCGAGCAGAAAGGCCCTTTCTACTTGGCTAATAACTTTAAGAAGGCAACGCCAGCGGGCTCCGCACCGAAGAAAGAAGAAGTGCAGAAAGATGATGTTGAGCAGCCAGAACCGGCATTGGCTGAGCCAGATTTAGCAGAAGATGATAGCGATGTCCCGTTTTGATCTAGTCTAACCAAGGCGGCAAAACATCGCCGCCCATCTCCTTTGGTGTCCAATGAAAAACAAACTAGACAGCATTTGGGTAGAAATGCAAGACGACCCAGAATATGAATTAAATTTAAACGTATGCGATCGTGAATTATGGTTACGTGTTAATAAATTTAAATCACCTAATGCTTTTACCGCTCAGGAAATACGCGCTAATTTTCGTAAAATGCTAGAAATACAGCACTTTGAAAACAATTTACGCATGATTGGTTTCGATAAGTTACCAAATGGCAATCAATCAAAAGATGGTATTGAATACGTATGCTTGTTTGATTTGTATTTCAATAAACCAGAACCAAACCAAAGCAAGTTATTAAATTACATGTGCGGTATGGCTGGCGTTAATAATGGGCTTTACTATGGATGCAATGCAGTTACAGAAGAAGTAAAGATTGTTACCATTGAATTTAATGAAAGTGAATTCAATGCTAAACGCTCCATTATTGAATCGGAAACAATGCCTAATTGTGATTGCTGCCCCGCTCCTTTATCCATCAAGCCACATTGCCACAATTGCACGTCATACAATAATGGGTGTGACATTGGATCAGGACAAGCAGTTTGCCAATCGCATAGCTTTTACCCTGAAGTAATTACGTCAATATTTATGTGGGAAGTAGAAGAAATGCATATGGATGATAGGGCTGTTTCATATACCAAGCTAGACGGATCAACCATCAGAAACGGCAAAGGCGGAACGGCCAGCGCAAAACTATTCGAGTGACTAAATGTTAATTCCTCGCCCATATCAACAAGATGCTTACGATGCTGCAATAAAGCATATCAGAACCAATAAAGAACCATCTATTGTTCACGCAAGCACCGCAGCTGGTAAAAGCATCATTGTTGCCATGCTTGCACAAACCGTTAAGCAGGCCAACAAGCGCACTCTTATTCTTGTGCCAAATGGTGATCTTGCAGCTCAGAATGCAGACAAGTTCCGTGAAATTGGAGAGAAGCCGTCGATTTACAGCGCATCGCTAGGGCATAAATGTGTAGAAAATCACGCGGTATTTGCCACGCCCATGAGCGTGCTCAATAATCTTGATGACTTTGGCGAAGAATACGCGCTGATTATTGCGGATGAATGCCAGATGATATCGGAAAATCTTGAATCATCAAGCCAAAAACTGCTAACTCACTTTAGATCAATCAATAAAAACATTCGCATTCTAGGTCTTACCGCTACACCTGTTCGATTCAAAACAAAACTTGTTTCTGCTGGATCTACCTTTAAAAGCGTTTGTTATTCAATTACCAGTGAGCAGCTATCTTCACAAGGTTGGACTGTTCCTTATAGTATTGGCGTATCAGATTCAACATACAGTTTACTGGCACTAAAAACCGATTCTAAAGGTAAGTTCAAGCAATCAGAAGTGGATGCACTCACGCTAGATAATGAACGCCTTACGCGCCAGATTGTAGATGATCTGGTGGGCATTATGGATCTACAAAAGCGCAAATGCTGCATTATATTTGCATCATCGATTAAACACGCAGAAGAGATCCTGTCGTATTTACCAGAATCAGATTCTTCAATCCTGATTACTGGCAAGACAAGCAAGAAAGAACGGGCCAGATTGCTACAAGAAGCACGCGATGGAAAGCATAGATACATCATCAACTTCGGAACACTGACTACTGGTACAGATATCCCCATTATCGATTGCGTGGCTCTGTTACGTGCTTCTGAGTCAGTAGGTCTAGTAATACAGATGCTAGGCCGTGGTTGTCGTTTGTACGCGCCTAGTTGGGTAAAGTCATATGGTCAAACTAATAGACTATCTGATTTTTATATAGGAAAAATGGATTGTCTTGTTTTAGATTTTGGTGAAAATCTAGAGCGCTTTGCTTTATCTGATGATCTAGTAATTTCTGGCCTGCTCGATTTAAAAGAGCGCAAAGATAAGCAAGGTGATGTACAATTGTGTCCAGAGTGTAACGCAGAGAATTCGCTCATGGCTCAGCGTTGCCACGGTGTAGTGAATGACGGTACGCGGTGCGAATATAGATTCTTGTCTAAAACGTGCGATGCGTGTGAATCAATCAACAGCCTATCAGCGCGACACTGCAAAGATTGTGGCGCTGAATTAATCGATCCTAACGACAAGCTAGAGCGTAAAGCTGCCATTGATACCACAACACCGCGCGAGCTTCCTGTAGTGGCAATGCGTCTACGCAAACATGAGAAGCAAGGCCGGTTTACACTTCGTATTGATTGGACTATGGACGAAGGGACAAGCGTCCTACCGGTGGCGCAGTTTTTGTCTGAAAATCGTATTTTATACTTTTTGAAGAAGTGCCAAGCACAACATTTAATGACGTGTTCGATTGATGAAATAGTCGATAGGCAGCATGAATTGGTTAGGTTGCCTGAAGTTGTAGTAAGAAGGCCAAAGGGTAGTAAATATTTTAATGTTACATACTAGGAGAAGTAAATGGATAAAATAACCTACAAATACGTAAAATTCCATGTATATGGAGACTATACGCCTAAAAATGGCTCTGATTGTGCAGAGTACGACGTGGCGGCCATCTATCTCCACGACAGCACAACCGATATCGCCCACCTTGTAGACTGTAAAGAATTTCAAGACGCACTAATCAAGCAGATTGAAGACTATGCAGAAGAAATGAATGACCAGCTTGGTATGGAATAAAAAAACCCCTCGTAAAGAGGGTTTTTTTTTAAAGTTTATATGAAATAGAACTTAAATCAAGTTGATTAGAAGTCCACCCAGCCTCTAATTGAATAACACCTGTTGTAAATATCTTTACCAATACCGAGTAAGGTGCGGTTAGTGACACACAAACTTTGCGCTGATCGATAGAAGGTCGCAATTCAACTGGTAGTGTGCAAATAGTTTGAGGATTGGCAGTAGGCTGAACCAGACCAGCTAAATAAACAATATTCCCGTCCGTTCTAGCGCCCACAAGCGTAGAAGTAGTTACTGGCGCTGTAATTGAGATTGGAGTCAAAACTAGTTTTGATTTTGTCTCAATAGTTAAATCTGCAACCTCGAACGAAGGTCTTACCAATAGCTCTACACCCATTGAGGAATAATGATTTATACCATTCCCACCATAAGGGCCACGCCGCGCCGAGGTGTTATCCGGCTTACCAAACACATTTTCGTCGGTTAGTGATTTTTTATATCTTCCCTCTGCAGGATAACCCTCAGAGAAGTAAAAAGATGTAAAAGGGCCATTCGACAAATCGTTTTGCCAGCCCAAGATAGGCAAATACCTGCCACCTTGTCTAACAATTCTAAGTACTGCAACTGTCATCCTATCAACTACAAGTAGTACAGTATTATCAACAACGCCTATCCCAAACTCAAAGTTGCCAGTTGGCAATGCAACTGTTGTTGTAATGCTAACAGTTGCCCCATCGTCGCTGAATCCTAGTATCTTGAAGTAGCCTGCCTCGTTGACAACAAAAACATTGTCCTCAGCGTCAACCCCTGTTTTGCATGATAGTACTTGTCCAACGGGCCAATTTGTGCGATTTATTGTTGCCAGAATGCCCCAATCTATAACTGGATTTGTACCTGCAAACTTGCTAGCAGTAATTAGATTTCCTGCATACAAAGGGCTTTTTGTATTGTCATACCCATCACGCATTGCAACATGAGCGCGATTAATGTCAATCACGCCGTATCCGTGCATTTTAGCGTACCCACGAACATATCCAGCTGCTTGGTCGCGCCCCTCTTGAAAAACTGGAGCGACAAAACCAAATCCATCGTTATACGATGTTGATAGTGCAGGCACAGGATTGGTAATAAAAATAATGTTTGGAACTTTAGGCCAGCTACCAATCTTATTTACAACTGCATTTACTGCACCAGCATTAAACCCATTAGCATCATTCATACCAAACGCTAAAAAAATAATATCCGGAGAATCATTTTTTACTATATCAAGCCAATCTAGCGCCGTATTGTAATACCAAGTATAGGGAAAGGAAGTTGGTTTAGTATTTGCGTTTAGCCATGTCTGACCGCCAATTGCTCTGTTCAAAAATTTGAATGTTTTGCTTGGATTCTTTCTAAGCATCTCAGAGCAAAGTACCGACCACATGTCGGAATTAGTTGTAAACCCATCTGGGCCACTTGTGCTGATTGAATCACCCATTAAAACTACGGTAGGGTTTTGAATATTGCGCGCTTTCCATAAATGATCCTGAGGGAAAATATCATTTTGCGGAATAAATGGGGGCAATCCATCGTTTTGAACCAATTTTCTATATAAACCAATTGGTTGAACGCCTGAGAATGTAATTTCTGATCTTTGTCTTGATTCTACTGAAGAATCAAAATTACATAGCTTAGAAAAATGAATTGTTCTTACGTCGTTCTCTAAGCAAACTGGGATTGCAATATCAAGCCTTGCAGAATTAGCGGCTGCTGTGTTTGTTGGTGAAATTCCCAATCTCTCTGCGTTCACTGTTTCAGTAATTACTTCGGACTCCCATAGTCCTACAGACAAAGAAGCTGCTTTAAATGTGGTTATTCCATTGTCAGAGGTAACTCCTGAAGAGTTCCATCTAGCAGTAAAAATTCCTCCGTCGCCTGCTGTTGTATAGCTAGATACTTGAACTAATTGCCCATTAAACAACGGCACTAAAGCACGTAAAGCAGGCACATTAGCAACATAAAACAAACCTTTTACATATGACTCATCTGCGCCACTATGAAACACCCAATCAGAAGGAACAAATGTCGATGTAGTCGTAAAATTAACCCGCGCAGCGGAGTAATATTTTCCAAGATATAGGACTGTCTGTGATAGCCGAAGCATAGTAAGCCCAGCAGCAAACTGCACGGGTACTTCGAAATTACTAGCTGCTAAGTGTGCCTGAAAAATATCTTGACGGCCTTTTTCTGTAATTACATTGCTTCCAACTCTGTTAATTATTGAAGAATAATCAGAATTGATTATAGTGTCTAAGTCGCTGGCATTACGCACTAAAACGTCAGCGGCGCTTGAGCCAATAGGATCATTCAAAGGCATTGTTGTCTTTCCTTAATCGTGCGCGTAAGCGCGTTTGTCGTACTTTCTAAGCTGTAGGCCAATTATACCATCTTGCTTAGGTGTTTTATTAATTACGGTATAAAGTCCTGCCTCTGCAATCTCTTGTTCTGTCAATCCAACACCGAATACGTATCGACTACTTAAACCTTGATCGCCTGACTTTAAGTATACAGCGCTAGGAACGGAATCTACAATAAAACCATTTACGCCGTCATTACGAGGCACACACCTAACAAATGCAGAGCTACTACCATCCACACCGGTAAAAGCCGTGCGGCCCGCTTGCTGCCCTTTAAATAAGCATTCTTCACTGGTTTCCACTAAGTTACCCACAATTGAAATAATTTCTCCTGCCTGCAAGCCATCATCGCCATAAAAATCACTAGGATCAATCCAGCGGACAAGGTCGCCACGCCCCAGCATATTTGCATCGGATAGAGCTTCGTCACTTACTCCATCACGCGAATAGATTAAATGCCCAGCCTCTAAATACGCGCGATTCATGGCCTGTACTTTGTCCCTGCACCCTGCCAGCTTAATCTTTGATGGATTGCCAGCTAATCCTTCAACTATTGATCCATCGCTTTTTATGCGTAGTTTAATTAATGCTTTTTTGTTTAATGCAACATCAACATATTCAAGTTCAATACCATCAAATGAGTTTGGCATTACCCGATCCATAGTGATATTAGACTCGCCACTAGCAGATAAATTACGATAATCAAGCTGCATCACTGGATAATTGCCTCGTAATTCATCACGTACAAATGACCATCTAGATCCATCACGGAACACAGAACAACGGCCAGCATTTGCCATTGTTGCGATACGCTCACCATAAGATACGTCCTTATCATCAAATGTAAAATCAAAATTCAACAGCGTCGTATTGCTTGGTAATGATGCATTAATACGCTGCATTGTGGCTGTGTCTAGCTGTGAAATATCACGCTTAGCAATGGCGGTGTGCTGGTGCAAAATGGATCTAAATAAGTTTCTGCTAGCACCACATTCAATCGTATTAAAATCACGAACCCAGCGCGTAAATTCACAATTGAACTTGCGCTCTGTACCGCTAGTCGCTGATTCAGTGGCCTGCGTGGTTACGCGAATGATCGTAGATGATGGGAAAACTTTACTTGCGTAATCACGCACGCCATTAATAGATTCAATCTGTAGCTTGTCGTAATCGTTTGATGATCCTGAAAAATTAGTTCTTGTCATGTTTGTTTTATAGCGAGCAAGACCAAAGGAAGGGTTAATATAAATCGTCCTAAATTGCTGATCTAATGTGTTGCCCGAGAATGATCCTTGATACTGCCCGCGACTACCGGCTATTTCTGCATTATTTGTGTCTACCGCCCAATAATCAATATTGAATGCAACCGTAGCAGCCGCATCGTCATTCCACTTTAACCCCCTAAGCATTGCAAAATTGTATTGCAGCACCGACACAGAGATAGGCAAGGTAAAGGTGGTAGTTGGCACTTTATTTCCATTATTTCTACGCATAGAAATAGATAGCGTAGTGTCAATTGGTTTATGTGATGGAATAACTCCGCTAAAAACAACTGTGGTTATCCCGCCAGATACTGTGTTTGATGATAAAGTGCAATTAGCATTAAATGTATCTGATAATTTCGAGCTGCCTGACGTGTAATTGTAAGTAAATACTAGACGCACTCCTCCAGTAACGCCTAATACTTGATCTAAACTCGTATAGTCTCCACTAGAAAATACCATTGTTAAATTATTGACAGAAAATGTGCAGCTACCGATACCAGTCAGTGTCTCAGCGGTAGATAATGGCGGTAACTTCTGCCCATTTACATCAGGCGTAGAAAATGATTCACGAATATTTGTAACCGTGGTTGTTCCGTCTTCTGGATACTGTCCTGCGCTCCACGTTGGCTTAAAAATAGAGTACGTCGCATTAGTAATATCAGTAAATGGCGTAGACGCAGATCGAACAACTGCAACATCACCAGTACCACGACTGACAAACATCCATTCGGTAATAAACTTTACATTGTTGATGTATTCATAAAATGACTGTTGAATCAAGTCTGGATAGCTAACAACACGTCCGTAAATGTCTGGCATAGCCTGATAAAGACGATACTGGTTTGTAGCGCCGGTAAATTTATTATTAGGAGAATCTTTTCCTTGACCAACATTATTTGGAATGTCAGGCTTTGGGGTTAGTGCAACAACAACAATGGCAGCAACAATAGCGATTGCAGCATAAACTAAAATACCTTCTTGGCGACGGGCTAATCTAACCACATCAAAGACAGAGGCCAATCTATCTATCTCTTCGCACTCAGCAGGATTATCAATAATCCTGCCGTTCAGCCATAGCGTATAATCCGCGCCACTTTCTATGTGTAGCGCGATGTTTTCTTGAATGGTAAGCGCGTAATCTAGAGCGTAAACATCGCCGACCATTGCCGATTGAGGATCTTTATAGATTGTAAGCATAGAATTTCATTTTCCCGAATAAGCGCTCTAATGATGCGATTTTATCTATTTTTACAGATCCGTAGCCTTGATCGTTACCGCCTGAGTGGATTACATGCCATTCATCAATCACAATCCCGCAATGGCTTGGTACGCCACCTTTAAAGCTCATGAATGCAAGGCCCGCCTGCGCGGGTAGAGCCTCATGCCAATTTGGTGATTCTTCCTCAAATCCACCTTCGCTTATGTCACGAATAGGCATCAATCCTAGATCAATACCCATGACGTGCTTGTAATACAGCATGACAAGGCCGTAACAATCCATAGACTCGAATGAGTGCGCATGTTTAACCCAAGGAATGCCAATAGATTTTTGAATAAATTCATCTTGTGTCATGTCAATTCAAGCCCTGTAAAGTCCTCGATTGTAAAAATAGAGGAGATATCAAGCCGCATCGGATTGTCGTCTGATGCCTTAATGGTTACTGACTCTTTGCTGAACACAATTCCGCCTTTATCAGAAACCCAAAGATCAATACTGAAAGCAATATCATCAATAGATGATCCTATCCAATGAGTATAAGTGGCCTTGATGGGAATAAACTTGCCAGCAGTAGAAACTTTATTTAATGCCTGCTTTAACTCCCGCCCTACAACATAACGAGAGAATGACACAGAGAACGAGATAACCGGATCTTTACTGATATCGGGCGGGTTAATCTTCATGCTGCAAGGGGTGTAATCGTTACCACCCAAATTTACCGTGTTAAATTGATGGTCTACTAAACGGTAATATCCAAAATCAGGGTGATAGAAATCCACCGTGAAATATTCAGGTCTATTTATCTTTGTTGTCCAGAACTCTTTCTTGTTCATGATGTAAGCGCCTGAATTTCAGACTCAGATAGTTTTCTTGTGTAGTAACGTAGGGTTGATATGCCGCTATTTAGTTCTATTCGTTTAGGTTTATAATTCATCGAACCTATTGAAATAGAATCATCATAGAATAGAAATAACTTACTTCCTTTAGCTACTGATCCACCATTTAGACCCATCAAAATACCATTTATATCATATGATATGCATGAACTATTTTTTTTGTCTAAAAATGCGCTGTTTGATGTCTCTATTGTTTTGGTAGCTCCAAAATCATCAGTGTATCTTGCTTGTTCACTTCCAAATAAATACCACATGCTTAGTGATCCTCCAGCTCCTA